CATTCATAATACTTTGACTTGATAAAGTCCTGCTGTATGTTTTCTATTTCTTCAACCTGAGCTTTAAATTCTTCATCTTCTTTTAACCACTTATAAAAGTTTGTTCTGCTTAGGTCAGTTTCTTTTAAAGCTGTTGTTATTACTCCTAATGAACTTTCTAATGCTTTTAGTAATCTTTCTTTGTTAATCTTTGTTCTATTTTGTTCCATTTTTTATATATCTAAATGCTGCTGTTATTCTATTTTTTGTACTTGTTTTATTAAATCCAACCATTTTTTGTTTACCTGTATTTCTACCAAAAAAATAGCATTTCCAATCTTTATGTCTTTTAAGTGAGAATATCAAACTTGGTGCTGATGTTGTTATTCCCATTACAAATTTATCATTAGTATATTTCTTTGCTATAAAGTCTAACAATCTCCCACCAATACCTATTCCTTGATAATCTGGCAATATTACTAATCTATGTACTTTTTTTAAATTAGGTTTTTTATTTGGTAGATGTAATATACTTATAAAACCTGCTATTTGTTCATTAACATATGCAACATAAACATGTGCTGCATTATTATGAGTATGACTTAAATAGTGGTGTTTAGCAAATATTCTCCATATTGACTTGTCTCTTGTTTTGAATATTTCAAATTTAACTTTAGGTCTATTTTTTTTTTGCCCTTCAAGTATTTGAAAGGTCATACTATCTGTATTAAATACCCAATCGGGTAATAACCAATCTTGAACATCATGATGACATGTTACTGCTATAAATTGTTTGTCTGACTTCCTTATAGCTTTTTGCATTGCATATGAACCTATTTTAGCAACATTACGGTCAACAACTGACGTAAATTCATCAAATACTATTAGCTTATCTTCTTTTAAAAGGGCATTAGCTAAATCAACTCTCATTTTTTGTCCATTAGATAATACAGAATAAGGCTTCAACCAACTTGGTGGTGAACTGAATCCTACACTATTAAATATTTTAGTTATGTTGTCTACTGATGCCGATTCAGGCATATCATCTAAAATTGTTTCTGCTTTATATTCAAAGTTAGTAACATAAGCATCTTCAAACAATTCTTTTGCTATTGTAGTTTTACCTGTTCCACTATTACCAACTATCAAACCTATTTGCCAATTATCTGGCATATCTATACTACCTTTAAAATGTTCTTTTATATGTTCAGTTTGTAAATCAAACTTACCCATTACTGATGATACTCTAAAAGTTTTTTTAGGTTTGCTTTGTCTTAGAATGTCAAAATTCGGCATTTGTATCCTTTTTTAGTTAATTCATTGAAAACTTGTTCTTGTTCCCTTTCTGATGTTAATTCTATTTCAACTCTGTATTCTTCAGAAATATTATCTGATATATCATTTACATCATTATTTTGTTCATCATCTTCATTTTGCCATACATCTAATCCCCATTCTGCTAATTGTACGCTATCCCACTCATTAGCTAACATATCCCATTCCCATTCTCCGAATCCTACATTGTCTTTAACTATAAATTCTTTTTTTTGTTCTTCTGTTAGTCCTTCTGCTATTTCAATCCATACTTCTTTTAATCCAGCATCTTTGCTGGCTTTTAATCTCATATTTCCACCTAATACTATCATGTCTTCGTCTACTACAATAGGTCTTAATTTTAACATTTCAGGAAATTCTTTAATAGATGTAACTAATTTTTCAAACTTATCGTTTTTTATAATTCTTGGATTATTTGGATTAGTTTTTACTTGGTTTATTTTAATTTGTTTTTTCATTTATTTAAATGGTTCGTTAATACCTCGCTCTCCTACTAATTTTTCTTTTGCTCCTTTCCATAATTTATCTCTATTTATATTTAATGATGGTTCTGTACGTCTCAAAGTAGGTATGCCATCTTGTGGTTCACTATCCATATACTTGCCACAACTACATTCGGCTTCCTTACATACCCATTTGCCACTTCTATAAACTATAGTAGCTTTGCCTATTTCTTTCGATTCTTTACCACATTCGCAAGTATATAAAGTCATTTTGCTATTGCTCCAGTTTTAGTTTTATTTTCTTTGTGTAATCTATCTAATTCAAAGTGTAAATGATTAATAGCTTTTTTTATATCTTGCTCTGCAGGGTTACCTTCTTTTTTTCCTGCTCGTAATAAATACGTTGTTGCAGTTCCTATATTATAAGTCAAACTAAAATTACCTACAACATCTTTTGCCATATAGCCATTGTTACCTTTGTAATATTCAGGTATTTCTTTTTCGTTCATTAGTATATTTATTTAAATTTTTATTGAATTTGTTTCTTTCGTATTTTTTAAATGCTGCATCAATCATAATTGCTGCAAATAAAAATATTAAGGCAATGATTGCCATTCCTATTAGTGCGTATTTCATCATTGTATTTTATATTTGTTATATAATTTTTGTATTCCATCACGACATGCAGATAAGCAAGACCCACAATTAGTATTAGGATTGTAACCTGTTCCGTAAATAGCATTATATAATTCGACCATCTTATTTTTTGCTTCTATATGGCTTGCAACTCCTGATTGTATATCTTGCCAAACATTTTTTATTTCTTCAATAATTTCTTGTGGCAAATCTTCAGGGACTTCTATTTTTGTAGTCTTTTCCCATTTTTTTGGATTAGTTGCACATTCCATAGGTGCTAAACGAGCTTTGATTTTCATAAAACATTTACAAATTCCACAATTACCTAGTAAATTTAGATAATGTTCACAAGACTTACATATTGCAATTCTGTCTTGATAAATATTTTCTGGTACAAAAAATTTCATTTATTGTTTTTTATTTTTAAATTTATATGTATGCCAATTAGTTCTCGGACATTCAAAACCAAACATCATTATCCAAGTATTATTTTTTATTGGGTCGTATAATTTAACTTTTTTCATTTAATTTTTCTTTTAATAATGTTCTCACTTTGTCTATTGTTGTAAATAAACTGTTTCTACTTATTTTTGTTTTTTTAGCTAAACTATCTAATGTGTTTCCTTCATAATAATATAATTCAAATATTTTTTTATCATACCAATTTAATTTTTCAAGTGCATCGTCTATTTCTTTAAAATAATATGATTTATCTGTTTGTATTTCATCTGCAATATTTTCCAAAGTTTTATAATTAACACGATGGTCATATACATAATTAAAACTTGTAGTATTACTACTAACATGAATACTACTGTCAAGATGTGTATTATACTTTTTGTATTTATAATAGAACTCATTATTTTTACAAGTTAATGCTCGTCTGATGACTACTGCTCCATATCTTATTATTCCTTTTTTTCCATCTTGTTTCCATATTTTTTTGATTGTATCTGGATTCATTTGTAAAAAATAAAGCATTAATTCTTGTACTACATTATCAATATCTTCTTTGTCATTTGTTAATCCATAACACATTTTTCTAAATTTATGTGACAATTTTGATATTTCAATATAAATATCATTCATTAGCTGGCTCGAGTTTTTCTATTTTATCAATTAGCTGTTCTAACATTTCTGCTAAAACAACTCTGTATGCTCTAATTTTTGATGCATTTCTTTTTGTTTCTATACCAGCAAAATATCCTTGTATCATAACTGAAACATTAATAGGTATAATCATAAGCCAATCCCAATAATTATTTTCACGTTTGCCTTTGCCATAATTATTATGATATTCAATTATCACATTTAAAACTTCTTTGTAGTTGTCGTATCTTGTTTTGTTGCTTACTTCATTAACAAATTCATCACAAAAGTTGAGGTATGTTTCAACTGCTTGTTTATGTTGTTCGTTTGCGTATATTGCAACATTCATACGCCAAAGGTAAAAAAAAAGTTACGTTAAACCTTTTTCTTTTTTTAATTTATTAACAGTAGATTTGTAATAACTTATCTTTTCTTCGTAATCTACTCTAGTATATTTAACTGTTTGATGTGCTAAAAATTGTAGTTCTTCTGCTGTTCCTGAACCATATTTGGCATCTATACTCATACCAAATTTAAATTGTTCGCCTTGTTTGAACATATTACAGCCGATACATTGGGCAGCGCAGTTTTGTTCGTCAAATCTTGTTGATAGATGTTTTCTGCTTTGAAAATGGCCACATTGGATACCTTTATTATATGGTTTTACTATACCACAAGTGCAACATTGTGCCATACCATATTCATTAGAATCTCTTAGTCTTATGTATAGACTAAACCATTTATCTAGTTCTTTTTTTAATTTACTTATATTTTTCATAATAAAAGGGGGAGCGTAATTTTTACAAAGTATAACCGCACATTATTAATTCATATAATTACAACCCCCTTTTTTTTAATATGTATCATAACTTCCTAAAGTATATGGTCTATTGCTTTTTGGTACATCACAACTATTATACAAATTCATTTGTTTATGAGGTTCATTATAAACATATTTAGCTAATGTAACATTTCTTCCAAACCTAGTTTTTCTATTTATTGGTATGCTATCTATTTCATATCCATTTTTTCTGTGTTTACAAATTATAGCTGCTAATCTTGTTGCTCCATATTCTTTTATTGCTTCATAACTTGTAATATTACCATATCTTTTTAAATGCCATAATATTGCATCTGATTGACTTTTAACTTGATTTTCTGTAATAAGTATTTTTTTCATTTCTTTAAATTTATTTATTATTTAAGTTCTCTGATTATCCACATTATAATTGCGGTTATTATTACCCATCCTATCATTTTATTAAAAATTTTTTCTTTTCATCTTCTGTAAAATAATCATTAGCTTCTAAATTATCTGCATATTTTCTAGCTGATTTATAAATTATTTTATGATTTTTTTCTACATAATTCATAAACTCTTCCATCCAATATATCTTTTCTAAATTAGATTTATTAATACTTAATGCCATTTGTAGCATTCCTAATGGTGCTGTTTCTTCTTTTTTCATTTTAATAATTTTTTTGGTTCTTGATAATATAATACATTTTTTTGTTTTAATGTATGTACTTTATAATATGCATCGTCTATTGTTTTTTTATGAGAATATACCCATTTGTAAAAGGTTCTAATATTTAAAAATGGTTCATCTTTACTAAATCTTACACCAATATGAAATGCATCTTCTATCTGATTAAACGTTAATTTTTTAAATCTTGTTTCTTTCTGTAAATCAACTGCAAATATTTTACTCAAACTTGCTAAAGTTTTTGCATCTGTTTTATGTCCTATTTCAACTGATGTTTTTGCTAATAAGTCTAATACTTTTTCAGTTAATTCTTGTATATTTTCTTGATTTAAATATTTCATCTTTTATTAATATATCCTGTTCTTTTTATAATATCTAAATTTACAATTTTAGCTTTAGTAATATATTGAGCATTTTTCCTATCTAATTTATTTATTAACATATAATTTTTAATAATATCTATTTCTGGAAATAACTCATCATCATAACTTCTAGAAAATATAAATTGTTGAAATTTTTTAGATAATAATTTATTATATTTATAATTACTTCTTTTATATTCTATTTCTATATTACAATAAACTAATTCTCCTTTATCTACTCTATCTATATTCATAATAATTTTTTTGCTTCTTGCCAAGCATTAATTTGTGAATCTAACTTTGACATTGTTGTTTTTTTATTATTTCTTCTTTCCCACGTTCTTATTGCAGCTTTCCAATCTTTCATTTTATTTTTTCCTACCATCCAATTTTTACTTTCATAAAAATCATAAAATGTTTCATAATCTATATTATTTTGCCTTTCAATACAATAAATTTTAATTTCTATTTTTTTTGGTTTTTTAAAGCGTTCCTTTTTATTACTATATGTAATATTAGTATT